CAGAGATAGGGAGGGGTGTTTCAAATCCCCCCTCCCTACCTCTGGACTCCACTCTCCCCGCAACGAGTTAAGAGCTGCTCGCCCTTAACGATTCCAAAGATGAGGTCGAAACGGAAAAAAGCTAGTCGCTGCGCTTAACGCTTTTTTCTCGTTTCTCCGATTTGCTGCTTCGCAGCTGGTGTTACGCTCTTCTTAATTAAAAATGCCCCTCAAAATCCCCTTCGATTTCATAGGGCCAGCTGAGGATGCCGCCGAGGTCGTAGATATTGGTATAGCCCAGCGCATCCAGCTTCTGGACGGCGTCAGCGCTGCGGCGGCCGGTGCGGCAGTAGACCAGCCAGGGTGCGTCCCTGTCGGGCAGCACCTCGGCAGCGCGGCTCATCACCTCACCCAGCGGCAGCAGCTTTGCTCCCGGGATATGGCCCACTGCGTACTCGTCCGGCTCCCGCACGTCCACAGCCTGTGCCTTTTTCGCGTCCAGCAGACGGATGGCAGCTGCGGGCTCGATCTTCTGTATCATAAGTGTCTCTCCTTATATCTCTTGTTGCATCATCTTATGATAACAGATATTTTTTGTTCTAGCAAGATGACTTTTCGATATTTCCGCGTCCGGAGCAAAAGGCAGGTTTTTTCACTTTCCAAAAGCGGGTAGTCGTGGTATACTGGAAGGCAAGCAAGGAGAGAACCGCTATGAAATTTTCCACCAAGAGCCGCTATGCGCTGCGGCTGATGGCCGAGCTGGCCCGCTACGCCCCGGGTTCTACCGTCTCGCTGAAGGAGATCAGCGAGCGCCAGCAGCTGAGCCTGAAATATCTGGAGCAGATCGTCACCCCGCTGGCCCGCGTGGGCCTCGTCAAGAGTGAGCGCGGCAGTCAGGGCGGCTACCGCCTGACCAAAGCCCCCGCCGACTACACCGCCGGTGAGATCCTGCGCGCCATTGAGGGCAGCGTTGCCCCCATCCCCTGCCTCGGCAGCGAGACCAACGAGTGTCCCATGTCTGACCAGTGCTTCACTCTGCCTTTCTGGGCCGGGCTGGACGATGTGATCAACCAATACATCGACAGCGTCACCCTCGAGCAGCTGGCCCAGAGCCTGCCCGCCGTCAAAGAGGGCTGCGGCTGCTGCGGCACCAAGTCCTGATTTTTCCACCCCGGGATTGACTCCGCGTCCAAAAAAAGGTATACTATCTAAGTATCACCGCCGGGGTGTTGCGCAGTTGGTAGCGCGCCTGCTTTGGGAGCAGGAGGCCGCGAGTTCGAGTCTCGCCACTCCGATATGAATAAAACCCACGATGTAACGCTTGAAATTCAGCGTTTGCCGTGGGTCTTTTTGTTCGATATGAGGGGCAAAATTGCCCGCTTGTGCGTTATTTGTGCGTTATTGCCTTAAAAACTGCCCTGCGCGGCGCTCTGGTCGCCCTGAACACAGGACACAAGAGCGGCATATCTGGCCTTGAAAATGTCCATGAGGACTTGCACCGCTCGGCCCTGCTGCACCGCGTTCCCCTCCTCGGTCGCGTCGTCCACCATCTTGATGCACACAGCAACATCTCCCATTGCAATAACAGCGCTTTCAACATCTACTCGGTTCATTGTGAAAATCTCCCTTCAAAACAAATCCCGGCGGGCTTTCTCTGCGCCGCCGGGTCAGCGGTTCAATATCAGGCGTTCAGGGGCTTCACTTGGGAGGCTCCAAAGAATGATGCACGGTAGGTTTTACCGTCTCCCCTGCTGCTGTGGATGAGAACCACTTGGAACAAAGCCTTTGCACCGTGCAGGACTTCAAGCCCGGCGGTTTTCCATCCTGTCCATGTGTTCACCTGCTCGGCCACGCCTGCGGCCTGCTGGGCTTTCTCAATGCGCTGGGCGTTGATGGGTTCGGCCTTTGCGCTGTTCCATGCCCTGTGCAGGCACTCACCAAAGGCGGCAACGCCTTTCCGGTACAGCTTCCACGCCTTGTGCATGATCTCCGAAAGATTGTATTTTTTCATACTGTCCTCGCTTTACATTGCGGGCCAGCCCTGCTATACTGGGCTTGACCCTGTTGTTGGGTTTGGCTCGGTGTTGTAGTTGGTAGCTCTCACCGGGTCATTTTTCATATACAGCGGCGGGAGTGGGTTACTGACTTAGCATGCGTTCACGGCTTACAGCGCTTCCGGTTCTTACTTCGCCCCTTGCCTTCCGGTCGTGCTCCCTTGCTGTGATTCTATTATAGTACTGTTTACCGTACAAGTCTATTGACAGATTCAACAAGGTTTACAGTGTATTTCTGTGCATATTTGTACTGTAAACCGTTCTGCTTTTATGGTATACTGTTTACAGAACAGGAGGGAAAGCAATGGTTACTGAGGCAAGAAAAAGAGCTAATGCCAAATGGGACAAAGAAAACATGGTCGTTCTGGCCTGCAAGGTCAAGCGGGAAACGGCGGAACAGTTCAAAGCCGCTTGTGCTGCGCAGGGGACAACGTCCAATGCGGTCTTGCAGCAGGCCGTGAAAGCCTATTTGGAAGAACACCCCGCGCCGGAACAACCCCACACCGCCGGGAATGCCCCGGACGATGACACAGAGGCCCGGCGGGCCGCACTGCTGGAAAGTATCAAAGGGCTGTAAGGCTGGGAAGGATGTTGAACGATGCCAGACCACGCCAAACAGGTAGGCGTACTGTGCCAGCGCGTAATTGATCTTCTGGGGCTGTCCATGACAGAGGGGCAGAGTATTCTACTCGGTGAATCTAATATAGCCCACATGGTTAGCCGCCACCCGGCGGATTTTGCCCTCTATGGGGAATATATCCCGCTGATTCTGGCCGCACCGGACTATGTGGCCCTGAACGCAAAGGACGGCTCGATTGAATACGTCAAGGAAGTGCAGGTGAACAGTGTCTATGTCAAGGTCGCCGTCCGCGTTTCTGCGCGGGGTCAGCTCTTTGCCCGGTCGGTCTACCGCCTGAATACAAACCGCGTTCTAAACTTCATTGAAAAAGGCACATTGAAACGATACTAAACGAACCAACATGAATTGACATTTTTTCGTGTTCTGGTATAATAGACTTGCAAAGAGAACCAGAGGACGGAACAGGCAGCCGTCACCCATCGTTAGGAGATGCGGGAAGCGTCACCCCGCCTGATTCTCGAACAGAAAGAGGCCGTTGCAGAGATGCAGCGGCCTTTTGCTATCACTATGGGGTGAGCCAGATGCACCCCACCGGTAGGGAGGCGGCATTGTATGAGAATCGTAAAAGTTGGAGAAAGCTATATCTGTCCGGTCTGCGGCAAGTACACGTTTGAGTATGCCGGGGACTTTGATATTTGCCCGGTGTGCAACTGGGAAGATGATCTTTGCCAGCTCGAAAACCCGGATGAAGAAGACTGTGCCAACCACATGAGCTTAAATCAGGCCCGCGAGGCGTGGGCGCATGGTCGGCGGGTCGATGAATGGGAAGACGAATAACCCGCCGGGCGGGTACAGTATGGAGGTCGTAACGCTGCGGCCTCCTTTTTGTTTTGCCTGTGCATACTCTCGCAACGTCTGGCAAGTGCCTAGAACGGGCGATGCACTGCCCGGCGGGAAAGTTGATGCAGACATAAAGAAAAGCCCTCACGCCTCTGTTTCTGAGGCCGTGGGGGCTTCGTGGGTCATGCGGCGAGTAGGTTACTCACCCACAACGCCGTTGTTGCAGGTTGCCGGGCCGGGGTTGTCGTGGTACTCCATGCGCAACTGTGCCTTGCCGTGTTCGTCGATGTAGGGGAGAATGCAAAGGGTGTCACACTGGATTACACCGTCTTCGTCCTCCCATGCCGCCATCTCCACGAACAGTGCGCCGCACTCCTCATGGATGGCAGCAATCTTTGCGCCCTGCACCAGCTCTTCAACTTCGGGCAGCGTAGTGTTTGCGTATACGGTCATTGTACAACTTCCTTTCTCTGTGTGGATGTATCTTCAGAGATGCCGGATTGCATCCCTTGAACCTGTTTTGTGGGGCTGTCCGCCGGACAGTCACGCGGACTGTCTGTGGACGCTGAAAAAATTTGCTTGAAAATTAGTTGATGCTATGGTTGATGCTATGATAGAATAGTAGATGATATAATTATAGCAACGGGACTTCTTCATATCGTTCCGGGCATGAGATAGGAACCAGCGGTGCTTTGGTAGGGTGAGCCGCTGGTTCTTTTTTTGCCCTTTTTCGGTGACGGCACAGTTTTGTGCAGTCGGACGGCTCAGGCTTGAGCAGCCTAATGGGCGCAAGATTGCGCCCATTGAATACCGCAAGATTTGGCGGCGTTCACACTCCGGCGATGGCTGCGCCCTCGGTGGAGCTGATACCAGTGCGGATGTATGAGCCTGCGCCGGTGTTCCCGGCGGCGCTCAGATACGGGGTCACTTCCTCGAAAGCATCAAGGCAGGCCCGCAACTCGCCCTTGTACTTGCTGTATGTCCTCAGATGCCGCAAGGCCCGCCGGTGCGCTTCGCTGGCAGATGCCCGGCTACTGTAGCCAGCAAGTAAGGCAGCAGTAACCAGAGGGACGTTGTGGAAATAATGCTCGGCCAACAGGACGCGGTAGCCGTCGGGCAAGCCGTCCAGCGCGGCCAGAATGACCCGCCGGGCGTAAAGAACAAGGTCTCTGTACTCCACGCTTTCCAGCTCTGCGGCTGCGCCTGCATCCTCCAACGTGTCCTCAAGGGTGATACTGTCCTCGTTCGAGTATAGGGCCTCTGCGGTGCTGTCGGCATATTGTAGGCCATCCCGGCGGCTGGTACGCACCCCTGCTTCTTCTGCAAAGCGCTTTTGTAGGAAGTATTTCAGCAGGGTCAGGAAAGATTTCTCTCTCGTCTCGTCGAATGCCTGCACGGTGTCATAGACGGCGAAAAAGCCAGCTTGCACAAGGTCTTCGGCGGTCGTCATGCCGGCTGTGTGGTTCTTCGCATAGTAAACGGCCTTTTTCTTGACAAAGCCTTTCACCGCGTTCCATAAGTCCAAAAGCGTTTCCTCGCTGCCGTCTCTGGCACGGACAGCAAGCGCATTCAATTCCGCTTTCTTCAGATTATCGCCTCTTTTTTCGGTTATACGCGTCCATGATGGCGTTAAATTCTTCATCGCTCAGGTCTTCCATAAGATGAACAGCGCCGCGCAACTCCTCATCACTCCAGCCGTCAAACTCATGCCCTGCACCGCTCTGATCGCTGTTTTCTTTCCGGGTACGTTCTACTATCAGCGCCTTTGAAAGAAGTTCGGAGGCTTTCAGGCGGTCAGCCGGTTTTGATGCCTGATCTCTCATTGTGACCGTCCAAAAGCTGTATATCTCCTCAAGGGTGGCCGTGTTCTCGGCGATGATCTGAGCGTTACGCTGGGCCAGATATTCCCGAATGTCAGCAAATGTCAACAACCGCTGGCCGATGCTGCGGGCGCTTTTGGGGCTGTACCCGGCTTTTATTGCGGCCTCGGTGGCGTTGCCGCTGAGAAGGTAGGCTTCACAAAAAGCCCGCTGCCGCTGGTTCATCGTGTACCGTCTCCCGGCGGGTCAAGTGTGGTCTGATCGCCGCACTGGGCCAGCGCTGCACCGACTGCCGCCAACTTTCTGAGGCTGGCAAGTCCCCGCGCCTGTTCCCGATGATAGAACCGGGCCAGCTCTTGACGGCCTTTTTCTCCCTCCGCCGGGCGGAAGTACCCACCGGGGCGCGTGGTGGTGTACAGCACAAAGAGGCCGTTTTCCAGCTCCTGCGCTGCCATTGCCCGGCGCTCTCTCCTCGTGATACCTAACCGTCGTCCTATCTCCTCGCCGGGAATGGCGTTTTCTTCCCCTACGGGCAGAATGTCATAGATTCGCATTGTGCATTCCCTCCTGTCTGGCCGCTCGGTGTCTGATGGTCACCGGGTGGCTTTATGTTTTTTCGCTCCCGCAAAATGCGGCCTATCTTCCTGCAAAATGAGGGAACACGTTCCCGCAAAATGCGGTAGATGTTCCACAACCTTCCCGCAAAATGCAGGAACCAGTGAATTTTTTGCCGTTTTGCCTTCCCGCAAAATGCGGGACATATTCTAGATATAGCCATGTATGCGGTTTTGAATGGACAAAATCTAAGGCGGTTCTTTCTGCTTCTATTCTATCGAAAACTGGTAGAGGTCCGCTTTCCGGAGATTTGAATTGTGGGCACAACATTTGATGAAGCCTTTTTGCTCTAGTTCTTTTACGGCCCGGCGCAAGCTGTCCTCACTGATGCCGTATTTTTCAGCAACCCGGCGGGGGAATGCGAATGCAAAATTTTCGCTCTGTTGGCCGCGCTCTTTCATCATGCCGATGTAGGTTTTATATGCGCTCCCTGTCAAACCTGCAAAAGCTGGGTCTTGGAGCAGGTCAGCATACAACTCAACGTACGGCAATCGTGAACCGTTCGGACTCTTTCCGCCGGTGCGGCCGGTTTTCCAGAATGGCACATCTTTCTTTTTCGTTGAGGACATTTTTATTTACCCGTGACGGCTTTCCAGCTCCGCCGGATCGTCGCCCTCGTTGAAGTAGTCGGCGAGGCTGTCCATGTTGATCAACCAGCGGTTGCCAGCACAGACAAAGCGAACCTTACCAGCGCGGCAGAGATTCCGCAAGAAGTATTCAGAGATGCCGAACTTGGCGGCAGCGTCCTTCACCGTTGCCATAGTCGGATATTTAACCGCATTACTCATTGCGTTCACCTCCGTTTAGCTGCTTTTTGCTTTCTCGGTCAAGTTCTTCATTCAGAAGTGGAACATTGACCAAAAATTTCTTTCCGCACCAGATGCCGGGGAGCTTTCCTTGTTTGTGCATCTTTCTCAACCTCGACTCAGTCAAAAAACCGCTCTCGGCTAGTTTTCGTATCGGCACAAACTTTTCTGCTTCAGTCAATTTTTATCATCTCCTGTTGTTGATTTTTGTTTTGTGCTATGCTATTATTGTGTCACGGAATGTTGATTTTGTAAACATTCAAAATTTAGTTTGATTGATTTATCAATATAAAGTTTTCTTTTCAAAATAATAAGAATGTGGTGACTAATCATGCAGAACAATGTTGATTCCTCCGAATTGAACAAGAAATGCGGCGAACGACTCAAACAGGCAATATTGTCAACAGGTACGTCACAAAAGGATTTTGCGGAAAATATCGCCCATGTTACGCCTGTCCATCTTTCTGCTGTCATTCGAGGAAAGCGTAAACTCACGGAACAGCTTGCCGCTTTGGCAGCAGATGCAGCCGGAGTGCGTAAGGAATGGCTTTTGTGTGAAGATGATTTCAAAACTGAGGCAGAGAAGGAAGAAGCCGAACAGTGGGAAATACTCCGCCCTGATGGGCCTGCGGTGACAACGCTTTTACTCAAAAGGCTGCTTGATAGAATACTTGCAAGTTCCGCAAAAGATTACGGCATTCAGGTAACAGAAAATCAGCAAAATTTGCTTTTTGCTGAAGTTTATCACTATACGGATTATCTGATTGAACGAATGATGAAGGAGGCGCTAAAGAATGGCTCAGATTGTGAAGCGAAAGAATAAAAACGGCTCAACATCCTACCTGTTCCGGGTGTCTACCGGGTATGATCGGAACGGCAAACAGGTCACAACGTCCCGCACCTTCACCCCTCCGCCCACCTTGACCGGGCGCAAGCTGGAAAAGGAAGTGCGCCGGCGGGCAGATGAGTTTGAACAGGAAGTACATAACGGTCTTGCTCTCGATGCAGATATGAAGCTGGATGACCTGATAGACCGCTGGTTTTCGGAGTACATCGACAAAAAGTATAAGCCCAAAACCGGGGTAGAATATCGGTATCTTAGGCCGCGTATCTCTGCGGCGCTGGGTCACATGAGGGTAAACCAGATAAGACCCTCGCACCTGATGGCCTTTTATTCCAGTCTGGAAGAGGCGGGAGCGCGGCGGGATTCTGTATATCTGGCAACGCCTGCCCTTCTCAAAGAGCTGCCACGCGGTAAGCGGCAGAAGACCGCAAAGGCTGCGGGCATGGGTGGGCGCACAATGACCTGTGTTTGCAACGGTACGCCGGTAAGCCGTGCCTCAGCTGAGAAGGTAGCCCGCGCTGCCGGGGTGATCTTCTCCAAAGCATTCACCGAACAGGCCAAAGAGGGCGGCAAACTCAACGGGAACACGGTGCAGCACTATCACCGGATGTTGTCCAGCGTCTTCACAAAGGCTGTGCAATGGGGCATTGTGGAGGATAACCCGGTAAAGCGGGCGGAACCGCCAAAAGGAGAAGCTGTTGAAGTGTCCTATCTGGAAGAGGCCGACGCCGCGCGGCTGCTGGCTGCGCTGCATGATGTTCCGCCACAATACAGCGCTATGGTGCAGCTTGGTTTGTTCACAGGGATGCGCCGGGGCGAGATTTGCGGCCTGCGCTGGTCTGATATTGATTTCAATGCCTCCACCATCTCCGTAAACCGCACAGTGGAATATATCCCGCATGAGGGGCTTATCTTCACCGCACCAAAAACCAAAGCATCAAACCGCACCTTCAAGGTGGGCGCAAACTGTATGGATATGCTGAGGGAGTACCAGCTCTATCACAAAAGGCGGAACGGCTGCGCGTTGGGTCGATGTGGGCGCGTACTGTGCAGGTGGAGAACGGAAAGACGGTGCAAAACGATCTGTTGTTTACCAGCTGGGACGGAACACCCTTTGATCTGGAAAGATTGACAACATGGTTCCCGCACTTCCTGCGGGCGCATGATCTCCCGGCGGTGCACTTCCACAGCCTGCGGCACACTTACGCAAGCCTGATGATAGCCGCCCATGTTCCCATCACAACGGTTTCGGGCCGTCTGGGCCACGCTCAGACCTCCACCACAACGGACATTTACGCGGGGTTTATCCGTACAGCAGACGCGGCAGCGTCGGACGCAATGGAAATTGTTTTTGACAACATCCGCGAAAAGAGCCGGGCATAAAAAGAGCGGGCAAAGGCCGCTGTATAATACCCCTGTCCGCTTTATCGCACCGCTGTTTTGTGCGTTATTTGTGCGTTATTCATCCAAAATGAAACAAAACCAAAGAGAACCGCTTTGAATAAATATGACGGTGATTCAATACAAAATAAGACGATTTGCAACCATTCAATCCGATTTTGGGCATATTTGGGAGCAGGAGGCCGCGAGTTCGAGTCTCGCCACTCCGACCAGACAAAAATAATCCGAACTTATTTCCAATAGGAGATGGGTTCGGATTATTTATTTTCTTCGGAAATCTCAATAGAGGTTCCCGGCAGAAGATGAAATCCGAAATCATAGATTGACCGATACAAACTAGACAATGATTTCAGGAGGACAGGATTATGAAGTACGATGCAAGAGCTTGCAAGTTTAACATGGACACCGGGTGCGTGGAGTTGCTACTCCGGGATGGGCGCAAAATTTCCATTGATTGCACCGGGGTCGAGAATGCGCTGGATGTCACTATGGCGCAGAGGGCAGAATTGGATTACCTCATCTACAACGACCCGCTGGCGTATGCTGAACTGATTCTGAACGGCGAACCGGAGGAATATTTGAAGAACGTGGCTGGGAGTCACGGACTAGAGGACTGAACGCAAAAACAGGGTGCGCCCTGCCGGACGCACCCTGAAAATCCACACACGATAAGTAAGGCAGGGAGTTCCCCATCGGGAACTTCCTGTTTTTCTTTGCCGGAGAGATGAGCCTGTTCTGCCTGCCACGCAGCAAACTCCCGCTGACCTTCCTCGCTGTTCCAGCAGGCAAGAATCGCCGGGTAGAATGCCCGTGCCAGACGTTCGATGGCTTCATCGGGGTAAGGGGAAAGATTTGTGGATTTTTTCTTCTTGTTCAAACGCACACTCCTCTGATCGTCCCACTGCAGCGAAGGCGGGCGGGAAAATCAGGATTCCATTTCACATCAGGCGCAAGGGCGCAGATGGCTTCCGCCCTGCACTTGCGGCTGGTGGCTCGTTGATGGCTTACAAGTGCCTGTCGTTATGCGACCTTTTCATCGTTCAGCAGTTCTTCAAACTGTGCCATATATGCCTTGTGCTGTTTGAGAATCTTCGTGGTCTCCACTTTCACATAGGCATCATCAGGCACCTTGGGGAGATACTTCATCAGAAAATCAACATCCTGCTGGATTCGCCGGACGGCAGCTTCCAGTGCAGAATAGTTGATTCCGTAGATTCGTTTCTGCGGAGCAGGGCGGTCCTCCGGGTGCAGAATCTCGTGCACGATCTGTTTGCGGTTCGGAAAATCTGCTCTGGCAAGACGGTGCATATCGGCATCACGGACTTTGAACTGCCCGGACAAGATTTTCTCCTGCATACCGGGTATCATCTGATCCATGATCTGAACGCCTCGCATGAACTTTTCAGAACGGGCAACATAGGATTCGCTGACATTGTGTTGCTCCGCAATCTGCTTACGGACGCTGTTTTCCGTAGCAGTGGGAGGAATTGTGTCATTTTGACACAATTCCTCTTGAACAGATTCCTGCGTGGCTGTCGTGTACTGATTGTTGCCGTTTCCACCGGGCTTTCGATGCTCTACACTGTACTGTTTTCCAATGAGAAACTTCTTCTGCTCCGGCGTGAGGTTGCGCCGCCCCAGCTGATTCTTGCAGATCCATGCGAGGACTTCTTCTCTGCTTTCAAACGGGAGCGGCATGGTGGAGAAAGAGATTTCAGGATGCTCCTGAACGATTTCATAACGATTATGACCATCAACAAGTGTGTTGTTCCACACGATCAAAGGAGAGAGCAGCTTGCCTTCCTTGAGGATGTTTTCTTCCAGCTGCTTGTATTCATCGTCCGTCAGCGGCGGAATCTGATTCTGGAACTCCGGGTCGATTTTCAGATTGATCATACGCACACTCCTTTATCTCTCATGCTGCGCCGGTTCTTCCTCCCGGAAAAACAGCGCAACATTCTGCTTTGCGGTTTTCAGCTTGAGCAGTTCCTCTTTGGCTTCCTTGTACTGCTCGTAGAATTTTGCCTTTTCGGATGCCAGCTGCGCATACTCGGCTTCCAGTTTCTTCGGGCTGGGCAGCTTGGCGATATCATTTGCCTTGAAATAGGCTGCTGCCGCCCGGTGCGCTGTCAGCTCTGCACGGTGCTGTTCTTCAAAGGCTGCGGGTCGTTTTGCAGCTTTTAACTGCTGTGCGACGCTCTTGGTGCTGGCGTAGGCTGCGACCTGATAGCGCAGCTCTTTGTTGACCTTCATGCGGCCTTCGAGGTCTTTCACCACCGCCAGCGAATCGTGGAACTTGGTGTCAAGCTCTGCGATTCTCTGGTCGAGTGCGTCCTCGTCAGTCAAGCCCTTTTCTTCTAGGAGAATCAAGGTCTGTGCCATGGCTTTGAGGTTGTGTTTTTTCGCCCAACGCTCGTAGCCGATACCCTTGCCCTGCTTCAGCTTCGCTTGGATGTCGATCAGTTTCCTGATGGCATCCTGCTTGGATTGTCCCTTGGGTTTGCGTTCGGCGTTTGCCTGCAACGTGGCAAGCACTGCCGCCTTATCGAACTTGTCACCGAGATGTTTCGCTCGGATAAACTTCGTTCTGCCAGAGGGCAGATAGCTGAGTTGTCCACGGCTTTCCTTGACGGCAATGCCATACTGCTGCATGAGCCTGTCAGAAAATTCTTCAAAGCTGGCAGCACGGTACAATACCGAAGAAATCTGTTTCCGTAAAGTGTCTTTCACGGTTTCAAACTTCTTCTGCCGGGGCGGTTGTCCAGCTGCGGTGAGGGCTGCGTTCTCACGGTCAAGTTTCAACTGGCCACGCCTACGCGCCCAATACTCAGCTTCGCTGACACGCTCTTTCGAGCCGTTGAGCAGGTCAATCTGGTACAGTCCGGCACCCTCACACAGCTCCATGACCTCAACACGCAAGTGCCGCATGGTCTGGGCGGTGCTGGAATGCTTCATGCCCTCGCGCCAGTCGCGGGGCTTCTGCATATAGGGTTTGCGCTCCACTTCTCGTGTTCGGATGCTGCCGATCACGATGTGGACGTGGATATTTCCCGAATGGTTGTGCCCATCCGGGTGAGTGCAGACGATGGCGGGATGACCGGGAAAGTTTTCTTTGCAGAACTGCAAACCGAGGGCTTGCGCTTTCTCCATGGTCAAGCCGTTTTCAACTGCATCCCGTGGGTCAAAGCTGATGATATACTGGTGGCTCTTGATATCTTCCGGGTGGTTGTTCTTGTTGTACTTTCGGTTTGCCAGCAGACAGGCAGTTGCAAACGAGAAATCGCCGCACTCAAGGGTGTCGAGCAGGTACGAATCCCGCAGCTTCGGCTTTCCCTGTTCATCCAAAAGTGGCTTCCCGGTGAACGCATCATGCTGGTAAACGAGGTACGTTTCGATGGCGGTGTAGTCCGAGTTTTTAGAGCTTATATGCTTGAGCGTTGCCATACAGTTCACCCAGAACTTTCTCGGCGTGCAGCCGAAATGCGGTCAGGTCTGCAAGTTCGTCAAGGAGTTTCGCCCGGATCTGCTCGGTGTCTGCACCGCCGGAATTGAAGTGCCTTGCAAGCTGGTTGAGGTTGCCGCCCACCTTGCTGCACTGGGCAAGCAAGGTGGAAACAGCGGTCAGGGTTTCTTCTCCGCCGCCTGCAACGATGACCGTTTTCTCGATCTTGACGTTGTGGATGGCACGGCGGATAAAAGTGGAGAGGGAGAGATTCAGGAGTTTGCAAGTGAGTTCCAGTGACGTTTTTTCCTCCGCTGTCACACGGAACTTGATGATGTGCGTTTTGTTGTTCGGCGTGTCGTGGTGCTGGGAATTGCT